CCGAGCGCGAAACGGGTGCCGATGCAGCATTTTCTTTGCCTGCGTGTGAAATCCGGAGGGTCGCCTTCCGAACCAGGAATAGGCAAGTAATGGGGAATTCATGAACCAGTCAGAGGCCGCGCAACTCCTTTCTGTGACTAGCCGAACGCTGAATCTCTGGGCGTCGGAAGAACCTCCGATTCCCTGCAAACGGATCTCCCAAACCGAGCTGAACTACGACGCTTCGGAAATCGTCCGATGGTACGCCGCGCACGAGGTCACCAAGGCGCTCCGGGCCACCGAAAACCGCTCGGATGAGCGGGAAGTCGCCGAAACCCGGGACGCCCTGGCCAAGGCCGAGCTCCGCGAGATCGAACTGGCCAAGGTCAAGGGTGCGCTGCTGCCGGCTGCCGACGTGGAGCGGGAGCAGACCCGGCTGGTGCTGATCATCCGCCAGGCCCTGCTGAACGTCCCGCACCAGGTGTCGGTCGCCTTCGAGGACGGCCTGAGCTATTCCGAGCGCAAGGAGAAGGCCCAGAAAATGATCGACACCATCCTGCGCGGCCTGGCCGACCCCGGGACCGCCCCGGATGCGGAGGAGCCCGCACCGGTTCCCGCTAGCCGGCCGCGCCGAGGCACCAAGGATCCGAAGCCGGCGCCGGCCGCCCCTGCCCGGGCACGCCGCGCCACCAAGGCCGCCGGGCCCGGTCCGGCTCCGGCGGCGCGCCCGCGCCGTGGCGCCAAGACCAAGACCAAGAAATGACCACGGCCCGGGAAGTCACCGACAAGGTGCTGCGCAGCTTTGTGCCGCCGCCACACCTGTCGATCAGCGAGTGGGCGGAGGACAACATCACCGTCTCCTCCGGCAACAACCGGGGCATGCGCTTCTCCCGGGACTTCATGCCCTACCAGAACGAGATCATGGACTGTGTGACCGACCCGACCATTGACCGGATTGTCATCCGGGCCGCGGCCCGCTCCGGCAAGACCTTCTGCATCACCGACATCATGGCCTACTTTATCGCCCATGATCCCCAGCCGATCCTCTACATGCGCCCGGCCGACGCCGACGTGCAGAAGTTCAGCAAGGAGGAGCTGGCCAGCCTGATCCTCAACACCCCGGGGATCCGGGAAAAGATCGATGTCAACAAGGCCACCTACGATTTCCTGCAGTATCCCGGTGGCAGTCTGCGCCTGGTGGGCTGCAACAGCGCCGGCAAGCTGGCCGGCTATGGCGTCAAGATCTGCCTGATGGACGAGATCGACAAGTATCTGCCGATCCCCGGCTTCGGCAACCCGGCCGACCTGGCCGAGGAGCGCACCGCGGAATACGCACTCTATGGCCGGAAGATCATCTACATCAGCACCCCCACGGCCATGGGCGAAGGGGTGGACGCGCTCTATGAGACCCGCTCGGACATGCGCGTCTTCCTGGTTCCCTGCATCCACTGTGGCTTCGAGCAGGAGTTGGAATTCAAGAACGTGAAATTCGACCACTGCCGGGAGGCCCTGGACGACATCTACTACGAGTGCACCGGCTGTCACCAGCGCATTTCGGATTCCCAGCGCCTGACCATGATGCGCCGCGGACGCTGGGAGGCGACCCGGCCGGACCGCACCGGCTTTGCCGGGTTCCGCCTGAGCCGCCTGTATTCGCCGCTGGCCACCATGGAGTCGATCGTCCGGGACTTCCTCACCAAGAAGGACAACTACCTGACCCTGCGCCAGTTCGTCAATGACGTGCTGGGCGAGGCCTGGGACGAGAACAAGGACGTCAAGGCCTCCACCAACCAGCTCTACAACCGGCGCGAGCACTTCGAACACGAGGTGCCACGCGGCGTCGCCTTCCTCACCATGGGTATCGACGTGCAGGGCAACCCGGATTCGGACAAGTCCTGGTTGGAATACGAGGTTGCCGGCTGGGGCAAGGACGCGGAGAAGTGGGTCATCGAGCACGACCTGCTCTATGGCTCGCCGTCCGACCCGGCGATCTGGACCGAGGTGCTCCGGCGCGCCTCTCGGCAGTACCAGACCTGGGCCGGGCCCCTGATGGGCATCACCCGGATCGGCATCGACACCCAGGGCGGCTACACCAATGAAGTGAAGGCCTTCCTGCGCGGCCGGCAGCCGCGCTTCATCGGCCTCGAGGGCAAGAAGAACCGGCCCGGGGCCCCGCTGCTCACCAAGCGCAAGAACAAGAAGATCACCAGCTGGGAGGTGGGCACCGACAGCGCCAAGGACACCATCTTCGCCATCCTGGGTGTCAACCCGCTGCCCGGGGGCGCGCCCACTCCCAACTGCTACCACTTCCCGGACACCCTGGACGAGGAATACTTCCAGTCCCTGCTGTCCGAGAAGAAGGTCGAGAAGATCGTCGGCGGCGTGAAGATCAAGAAGTATTACCAGACCCGGACCCGGAACGAGGTGCTGGACCTGTCGGTCTACAACTGGTTCCTCTACGCCCACGTGCGCCGGACCCGGCCCTCCCTACTGGAGGAATCCCTGGCGGAACTGGAGGCCGCGGCGGGCGCGGCCGGCCTCGCCCCGGTCGCGCCGGCGCCGCCGGCCGTCGCCGCCCCCACCATCACCGCCCCGGCCGAGGTCCGCCGGGTGCCGGACCCGGTCGCCGTCGCGGCGCCCACGGTGCAAATCGTTCCGGCGCCCCCGGCCCCGGTACCGGCCCCGGCAGCCGCTCAGGAACTGAGCGCCCGGGAGAAATACCAGCTGGCCATGCAGGCGTTCACCGCCTCCATCAAGCCCCGCTGAGCCTCCATTCGGAATTACTGGATAGGCACCGGAAACCGGCGCGAACCCGCGCAAATCGGCCAAAACCTCCTGAAAACCGCTGAAAGCCTCCCCCAAATGGACTTCTTTGAACTTGGAGCCAACGACCACGCCAACCTCTGGCAGAATCTCTCGCTGGTCCAGGGGGATGACTGGATCTTCGAGGTGGACCTGAGTAAGTCGGCCGCCGACTACACCCTGACCTACGTCTGGGCCCTGGCCGGCCAACCGGCCTTCTCCATGGTCAGCACGGCCGACGGGGAAAGTTTCAGCTTCAACGTGCCGGCCGCCAGCACCGCCGTGCTCCTCCCGGGCTCCTACCGGGTCCAGGCAGTGCTGACCGAACTGGCCACCGGGACCAAGCAGACCCTGGGGATCCGGGAAGGCAAGGTCTCGCCGAACCTCGCCGAGGCGGTCGATCCGCGCAGCCCGAACCGGATTGCCCTGGATGCCGTGGAGGGCGCCTTGGCCTCGGCCGCGCCCGGGGCCCACCTGGTCGAATACATCGTCGGCGGCAAGACCTTCAAGAAGCGGATCGCCGACCTACTGCAGATGCGCGCCTATTACCTGCAGCGCTGCCGGGTGGAAGACGGTAAGGCCATGCCGCACATCTATTTCGGACTCTAAGGGACGCCCATGTTCAATCCATTCAGCAAAGCGGCACGCCAGGAGCGCAAGCTCATCCGCGAGGCGGCCGACTACAAGGCGTTCCTGGCCCAGGTCCGGAGCGACGTCAAGCATTCGAACCAGGAAAGCTCCCTCAAGGTGAAGGGCGCCTATGAGCGGCTGTTCTCCGCGGCCCAGTATGGCCGGCTGAACAGCCAGTGGACCGCGGTCGATTTCAGCCCGAACCAGGAGCTCTACAACGACCTTGCGGTCCTGAAGGTGCGTTCCCGCGACCTGTTCATGAATACCCCGGTGCTGAACAACTTCGTCACCTTGCTGCAGAACAACGTGGTGGGCGACAACGGCTTCGCCCTGCGCAGCCTGGTCAAGAACAGCAAGGGCCAGGTCAACCTGAAGATCAGCCGACAGATCCAGGAGGCCTGGCTGGACTTCTGCAAGAAGGGCGTCTGCGAGACCTCGGGGTTGATGAACCTGAACGGCATGCTCGATCTGGCCGTGCTCAGCCTGGCGGTGGACGGCGAGATCCTGATGCGGAAATACCCAGGCAAGGGCAAATACTTCTACCAGGTGCAGATCCTGCACAGCGAGATGCTGATCCTTACCCAGCACGAGGAATACCTGCTCGGTATCAAGTCGGACGAGTTCGGCAAGCCGCTCAAGTACTGCATCACCAACCGGCACCCCGCGGACGGCTTCATCAAATACCTGTTTGTGCCGGCCGAGCAGGTGATCCACGCCTTCATCCCCTATCAGGTCCTGGCCAACCGGGGCGTGCCGATGGCCTTCGCGGTCATGCCCAAGATCCGGGAGCTGAGCCAATACGAGGAGGCGGAGGTAGTGGCCGCCCGGATCGAGGCCAGCAAGTTCGTGCAGTATACCCAGGAGCAGCCGGACGACCTGGATTCGGAGACGGCCGCGGCCGGCTTCCTGCCCCCCGGCCAGCGCCGGAACTGCATCGAACCCGGCATGGGCGAGGTGCTGCCGCCAGGGGTCAAGGCCGAATACGTGAAGGCGGAGCACCCGACCACCCAGTACCCCGACTTTGTGCGCTCCCACAAGAAGGACATCTCCGCCGGCATCGGCCTCTCCTACAACAGCTTGTATTCAGACTTCGAGAACACCTCATTCAGTTCCATGCGCGCCGCCTACGTCTCGGACAAGGCCTTCTTCAAGAAGATCCAGAACCTGCTGGTCATGAGTGTCCTGGACCCGATGTATGAGGACTGGATCGACTGCGCCTGCGCCAGCGGAGTGCTGGACCTGCCCCCGGTGATGGGCAACTACGACTTCTACAAGCCGCACAAGTTCATCGGCAAGGCCTTCGAATTCTCGAACCCCCTCCAGCAGGCCACGGCCGCCGGGGTGATGCTCGACAAGCGCCTGGCCTCCCGCACCATGCTCTGCGCCGATATGGGCTACGAGTATGAGGACGTCTGCCGCGACCTCCAGTCCGAACAGGAGACCGAGAAGCGCTACAACATCAACTTCGAGGTGCTGCCCAAGGCCTCCACGGTCGTTCCGGTCCCCGAAGGGATCGTGCTGACCCCCGCCGTCGACCCGACGCCGCCGCCCGGGGGCCCCGGCGCCTCGACCCCCTCCGAATAAAACCGGAATTACTTCCTGAGGTTCCACCATGGCCCTGAAGCTCAATACCCAGATGCACCGCGAGTTCCACATCGACAACGTGGAAAGCGACAACGGCAATTACATCACCCTGTCCCTGTCCTCCGAGTTCCCGGCGCCGCGCGAATTCGGCAACGAGGTGCTGTTGCACGGGCCGGAGAACATCGACATGTCCCGCGCCGGCCAGGCCTCCGGCCTACCCCTCCTGCTCAACCACGAGAAGGAAGCGTTGCCCACCGGCCGGATCAAGAACCTGCGGGTGGGTCCCGACAAGAAGCTGCGCGGCGATGCCTACTTCAGCGGCTCGCCCATGGGCCAGCAGGTCAAGGCCGACGTGCAGAACGGCATCATCACCGACACCAGCCTGGGTTACATCGTCAAGGCGTTCAAGGTTCAGAAGGGTGACGGCCAGTCCCCCGATACCTATAACGTCACCCGCTGGATGCCCTACGAGGGTTCCCTGGTCGGCGTGCCCATGGATCCCGGGGTGGGGGTTGGCCGCTCCATGGGTGGTGACCTTGATGCCGATCTGGACGGCCAGGACCAGCCCGACGCCGCCCCCAAGGACGGCACCCTGGCCACTGGGCTGGGCGAAGGCACCTCCGGGGCCACCTCGGAACTGGACACCCCGGACCTGCAGCTGGGCGAGGATGCCCGGGTTCTGCGCCGGGCCGAGCTGATCCGGGAGTTGGGGCTGCTCGACGGCATGATCGACGTCGCCACCTCCCCGGACGGCAACCTGGAGAACACCAGCGACACCGGGGTGGACCCGGGCGCCGCGGCGGCGCAAACCAGCAACCAGAGCGACCCCACCGCCGTTTCCACCGAATCGGACGATGACAATTCGCTCTACTACCAGCGCAGCGCCGATTTCACTGATGACCCGATCTCCGCGGATGAGCAGCGGGCCGACCAGGAACCCTACGGCGAGGTCGACTACGCCGACCCCGGCTACCAAGCTGACCAGAAGAAGCGCTACCCGATCGACACCAAGGAGCATGCGCTGGCGGCCAACTCCTACATCCACAAGAAGGTGAATGCCGCCAAATACAGCCCGGCCGACCTGCACAAGGTCGTGGCCAAGATCACCGCCGCCCTGCACCAGTTCGGCGTGGACGTTCCGGCCGGCGAAACCAAAGGGTTGGAACCCTGCGGCTCCGCAGAGGATACCCGGATGCTGGGCGGTGACAAGCCCACGCCGGACGGGCTGGATCCGTTGCCGACCGAATCGGCCCCGGGCACCACCGATCTGCTGGACGCTCCCGTCCCGGAAACCCAGCCGTATCCCGCCCTGGCTCCAACGGAATCCGACAAGGTGCCCCCGGACGTGCAGTTGGAGCCGAACCCCGGGCTGCTGGAGGTGGCCCCGGAGACCGTGGCCCTGCTGGGCGCGCCGAAGCCGGACGCGCCGCCCATCGATGGCATCGGCGAGCTCAACCCGGACAACGCGCGGTCGATGGAGGTTGATTCGGAATTACTGAGTAGCCCCGGAGGATTGGGGAGCCCTGAAGTAGCTGCACTGCGCACCATCGCCCTGAAGTTCAACACCAGCCGGACCGCGTCGGAGATCGACGGGATCCTCTCCACCAGATCGCTGTCGGAGGCACGCAGTCTCCTGCTCACTCCCCCTGAACCCCCATCCAAACAGGTTCGCTACGAACCGGGAAGGCCCAAAATGCTCACCAACCAGATCCTCAACCGCGCCATGAGCGCCGCCGTCCTCGGCAACTGGGACGTGCTCAATGCCGACGACTCCTCGGTCAAGGAGGTCCTGAAGCGCACCGGGGAGCGGGCGTTCTCGGTCGATCTCTTCCACGAGTCCGTGGGCGGCGCCGACTTCCAGAAGGCCCGCCAGCGCGCGCTCTCCGGCGGCCAGATGATGCAGCGCGACATGACCACCTCGAACGACGCCAACGCCGTGTTCCAGGTGCCCATCGGCTTCATCGACTACCTGTTCGCCCGCACCGCCCTGCTCAAGGCTGGTGCTCGGGTCAAGACCGGCGTCGGTTCCCTGGCCTACATGCGGGCGTCCGCGCCCATCGCCCAGACGGCCCAGGGTGAAGATGCCGGCTCCCCCGGCGCGACCGGCATGCAGTTCGTCAAGGTGCCCTACCTGCCGCACGCCATCGTCGCCAAGGTGCCGATCACCCAGGAACTGCAGAAGGAGGCTGCGTTCGACCTGCAGCCGATCATCCGCCAGGACGTCTCCAAGGCGTTCGCGGTGGCCATGGACAGCGCCGGCATCAATGGCGTCACCACCCCCTACACCCAGCAGGGCCTGCTCCAGGCCGGCAACTCCATCCAGAACAATCTGGCCGCCTCCACCGTGCCCGGCTTCGCGGACGTGAACCAGCTCAAGGCCATCGTCGACAAGGTCTCCATCGACCTGGACACCTGCGCCTATATCACCAGCCCCCAGCTGTTCGCCCTGCTGGAAACCACCGCCAAGTTCTCCGGTGGCACCGGCTGGCCCATCGCGGACCGGAACCAGATCAACGGGTACAAGGGCTTCACCACGACCTCCATGCCCAACCAGGCGGCGACCGGCGGCACCATGAGCGTTACCTCGGGTGGTGTCATGACCCTGGTCTCGGCCCCCACCGCGGGCGCCGTCACCTTGGGCATGCGCATCATCGCCACGGGCGTTCCGGTGGGCGTCTATGTCGGCTCGTTGCTTAGCGGCACCCTTGGCCAGAACGGTTCCACCTACCAGCTGCTGATCAACGGTGCGAACGCCGCCTGCACCACGGAATCCACGGAGAGCTTCGTCGGCGCCCAGTATTCCCTGCTGTTCGGCGACTTCAGCCTCTTCGAATTCTGCTTCCAGGGCCCGCTGGAAGTCATGGTGGACGACATCACCCAGTTCGAGCAGGGCATCACCAACCTGAAGTTCCGTCAGTACTTCGACAACGGCATCCTGCAGTCGGTGGCGTTCGCCCACTGCGACAACTACCAGCTCTCGGCCCTGTAACCGGGGGCTCCCCAGCAACCCGAGCCCCCATGGTCATCCGTGGGGGCTCTTCCACAAGGGGCCCCGACGGTGCCGCTGAGCAACCTGAATGCCATCTTCCAGGCCGACCTGGCCTTCGCCTATGGCGAGGTCGGCTCGGTCGTGGTCTACGGCAATTTCAGCGCCGGCGGCGTGCTCATCCATGAGCCGGTCGACGTCCTGCAGATGGGCCTCAAGCAGTATGCGGTCTCGGACACGGAAATCACCCTGACCATCGCCGCCGGCTCGCTCGGCACCCTCTCCAACAACAGCAGCCTGATGGTCGACGGCAAGTCTTATCTGATCCACAAGTACATTCCGGTCAATGACGGCCTGGAAACCAAGCTCTGGCTCTCGGAGGCGTAGGTGTTCAGCAACGTCCTGGCCATCATCACCCAGATCAAGGCGGACCTCACCGCGCCGGTCACGGCTCTGCTCCCCGGGGTGGAGATCCACCTGGATGAGGAGATCGACCTGGTCTATGACGACTTGCCAGCGCTTGCCATCTACCCGACCGAGGAGCGCAACGACGAGGAATTCCAGAACGACTTCGCCACCTGCCCGTTCAAGAAGGACCTCTTCCTCCGGATCGAGCTGCGCGTCAAGGGCACGCCGGCCAGCCAGCTCTGCACCCCGGCCCTGGTCGCCATCGTCGAGGCCCTCCAGGCGGATCCGCGGCTCGGCGGCCTGATCGACAGCATCGAGGCCGGGACCGTCACCTGGGCCACCGGCCACATCGGCTCCGGCCTGGTGTCCGGCGCTTGCCTGGAACTCATCGTCCGCTATATCACCCAGGGGTAAACCATGTTCATCAAAAGCAATGCGGGCAGCCACCTGGTGGCAGGCGTCTGGGTAACCCCCGAACTCCCAACCGAGATCCCCGATGCCGACTGGCCGAAATACAGCGGCCTGCCCGGCGTGGTCCAGGTGGATGCCCCGGTTGTCCCCATGACCCCCCTGGAACAGGTCAAATCGGAATTACTGGTTGTAGCCGCTGAACTCCAGGCGCTCGAGGCGGCCTCCCCCACTCCTGAATCCGCCCCCGCATAAGGAAACCCCGCCATGTCCGTGCTTGCCGTTCTCAACCAGTCCAAGAAGATCGTCGGCCCGGCGCAGGTTTACCTGGCCCAGTACCCCACCGGGAACTGCTCGGGAGGCACCTGCACCCTGACCGCCGGATCCCCGGGTTTGATGACCCTGGTGACCCCGCCCACGAGCGGCGCCGTGTCCATCGGGGCGACCCTGAACGCCACCGGCGTCACCGGCCCCACCACCATCGCGTCGCTGGCCTCCGGTGTCCTGAACGCGCCTGGGTCCACCTACACCCTGGCCGGCGGCTCGACCATCCTGGAATCGACGGCGGAAGGTTTCAGCTGCTCGGGCAACCCCGGCTACCAGGGGGGCACCGACGCGCTGAAGATCACGGCCCTCAAGAGCCTGTTCTTCAGCGACGCCGCCACCGACGCCGACCGGGTCCTGATCCCCAATGCCTGGGCCGACCTGGACGCCACCGGCGTCGAGATCAACATGAAGTCCAATCCCGTCGAGTTCGACCCGAACAACGGCAGCAAATACACCATGGCCTATGGGCCGGCCGCCTGCGACGTGAGCTGGACCTTCCACGATGTCGATGCCAACCACATGATCGACATGTGGTCGGCGCTCTCGGGCGACACCTTCACCACCGCGCCCGGCGCCTCCATCGGCGGCCGCACCACGGTCCTGCTCGGCCGCCAGTCGGCGCCCCTACAGGTGGCCATCATGATCCGCTACCCCAGCGGCGTCATCAGCCCCGGGGGCGTCAACGAGTACGACTACATCATCGTGCCCAACGCCACCATCAACCCCGAGCTGAAGTTGAAGGTCGACAAGAAGAACGCCGCGACGGCCAAGGTGAACCCCCACGCCATCAACGAGCAGTCGCTGCAGGGCACCCAGCCGCTGGCGCCCTTCGCCCTCATCAGCCAGAACACCGCGGCCGCCACTTCCTAGTTTTTCTGCACAATTCCCCAAGGCCCCGTACAGGGGCCTTTTTTGCGTCGGATTTATTGAATGGAGGCTTTCATCCCATGGATACCAACCCCACCCCCAGCACGTTCACCCTGCGCCGGCTCGAACTGGCGATGCCCTTCACCAAGGCCATGCAGGAGGGGGACCCCAAGGCAATGGTCAACCTGGCGGCCATCATCCTGGCCGACGAATCCAGCCTCAAGATCTACGCCGCCGGCAATACCGAGGTGCTGGGGCCGTTCGTTGACCAGGTGCACGCCAGGGACCCGTTCGAGGTGGCCGCTCTGCTGGCAAATTTTACCGCCGACTCCGCGCGCTTTTCGAGTCTGCTGAGTGGCTTACCGGCCGAGCTGCTGGATCAGCTGGAGGCGAGGAAGAGGGCCAAGATCGTGGCTTCCCTGTTGCCCGCCGAATCGCCAGCACCGTTGGCGGATACCAGGCAGCCCTAGACCTGCCGGCTGGGGAGGCCCTCCGCGTGCTGGAGGACGTCCTGAAGCGGGCCGAGGTCGAGTCCTGGAAGCACGCCCGCCTCGAATACCACAGCGCGATCCCGCTCTACGCCAACGGCGGCGACATCCCTCCGCCACCCGCACCCCCCGAATGGCTCGCTGACTTGATGGATGACTGATCCATGACCGACACCAAACTGAGCGTGACCCTCACCGGGGACAATTCGGGCCTCCAGCAGGCCCTGGACAAGTCGACCGAGGGGATCACCCACTTCGGTGGCGAGATCATGAAGCTGGCGCTCGGCTTCGGCACCGTGGCCGGCGCCGCCAGCATGCTGGCCGAGAAGATCGTCGAGATCGGCAAGTCGATCATCGAGTTCATCCCTAACAGCATCGAGTCCACCGGCCTGCTGACGGAGCAGTTCAAACAGCTGACCATCACCGCCGGGATGTCGGTGGGCGAGTTCAACCAGTATTCCGCGGCCATCGAACTGTCCGGCGGCAAGACCGAGGACCTGGGCGCCATCGTCCAAGGCATGGAGCGCGGCATCAAGCAGCACTCCCAGAGCCTGATCGACAACGGCATCGCCGCCAACAAGGCGGCGCTGGACCACATGACCCTGGGCGAGTACATCTCCAAGGTCGTCACGGTCATGAACACCTACGGCACCGCTACCGAGAAGGACCAGCTGCTGATGGCGGCGTTCGGTCGGGGCGGCATGCAGTTCGCCGCCCAGTTGGTCGAGATCAACAAGAACCTGAAGGAAGGCGCGGAGATCACCGACCGATACTCGGTGGTCACCGCCAAACTGGTCGAGCAGGAGACCCAGCTCGCGGAGGCCAAGGGGCGGCTGGCCCTGGCCGAGAAGGGTCTGAAGGCCGCAGTCACCGAGGCAGCCATCGAGCACGATATCGCCCTGACCAATTTCAAGGCCCGCGAGCTCGAGGGGATCTTCGTCACCACCCAGGCCGAGCTCGCCCGCAAGAAGCTGGACAAGGCCATCCGCGACGGGCTGATCGAGGTGACCGGGGTCTACCGCGCCGAAAAGGTCATGGGCGACAACTACCACGGCAAGTTCATCGAAGACCGCGCCGAGGAGCAGGCGGCCCTGGACCGGCTGACCGCGTCCTGGAAGCGCTATGCGGATGAGACCAAGAACAGCATGGACGCTGGCGCTCGAATCGGGACCGGCGGCGGGACGGCACCCAGCACCGGGAAATTCATCGCTCCCGAGGAGACCGCAGCCAAGAAGGCGGCCGCAAAAGAGGCCGAGGCTGCCGCCGAGAAGGCCCGGGAGGAGACCCGGCGCGCCTACAACGCCCTGGTGGACGAGGGCACCCAGCTCGAGCGCAAGGGCCTCGAGATCAACCTGGCCACCACCCTGGAGGGCAAGAAGCAGGAGGCGCTGGCCAAGGCGCGGAACGACTACGCCGATACCATGGCCAAGATCAAGACCACCCGGGGCACCTCCACCGACTCCGACGTCAACATGCAGGCCAACATCGACGAGGGCGCGGCCGCCAACGTGCGGCGCCTGGCTGAGCAGAAGGCCCAGCAGGACTTCGACGCCGGGACCCTGGCAGAGCAGAAAAAGGTCCAGGGAGAAGTCCTCGCCGGAACCCTCGAGCACCAGAAGGCCCTGCTCGGCATCGACCTGGAGCGGATCAACAAGCAGCGGTCCCTCGGCCAGATCGGCGGAGCGGAGGCTGCCGCCCAGGCCCAGGCGATCGAGGACAGGATCTATGCCATCGAGCTGAAAGCCCTGGACGAGCAGACCAAGGTCGACGGCCTGAGCAGGGCGGAACTGCAGAAGATCCTTAACGAAAAGCAGGCGCTGACCGACGCCTACGACAAGCGCAAGCTGACCAATTCCTTCACCGCCGACTCGGAGTGGGCCAAGGAAGCCAAGAAGATGCAGGACCAGGTCGAGAACGACACAGCCCGGTCGCTCACCCGGGTCATCACCGAGCACCAGAAGGCCGGGGAGGCCCTGAAGTCCGCCTGGACCTCGGTGTCCACCTCGGTGATCAACGACCTGATCCAGATGGGCGTCCACCATATGCTGCTGGCCGCGATC